AGGGGATGCGTCTTTAAACCTGAACGCTACAAATATAGAATTGATTTTTGGAAAAATTCATGCACGTTATCAACAATCAAAAAATTAATCTTTGTTGGTAATCAATGAATAAATTAAAATCGGTAACCAAAAAATTCCTGTAACAATTAACCCAATAAAATTGTTACGAGTAAAAGGTAACATTCGCTTTTGGATCATTAAGCCCATCCACCCAATAAGTAATGAAGCGATCGTTGAATAACATATAGAACAAAAAAGAAGCAGAGTCATCATAACTTAAGTTTTCTTGGTTTTCTTCCACGTTTCTTTTGAATGGGTTGTTCTTCTTCTATTTGTAGCACTTCTTCGCGTTTTAGTTGCTTATTGAGTTCTGCGAGTGTTTGATTTACACATGATACGCATCCAGTCACCTTTTCTGGTCTACCCGTCATTAACGACTTTAATTCGGCTAACAACTGCCTATCCTTAAACTCGATTGCACCTTTTGATTTAGCGTTAAATAAAAGCGTTTTGGCATCGTCCAATAACGATCCATCAATAACTTTCTCCCATTTACCAGCAGGGCAATCGCTCAAAGTCATTTTAGTTTTGACATCTAAGAAACAACCGCAGGGTTTAAACGTTACTCCATCAATGATCATCGTGTTGCCAAGTGGATTCAGTTTGTTTAGTGGAGTTCCGCACGTTCGTGCTGTTGAATTAAACGCTGGGCATTCGTTACAAATTGCCATTCGCTTGGCTGACATTTCTAAGATTTTATTCATAGTCGTATAATTGATTTTCGAAGTTCATCTTTTGCCGCTTTCACGGTCTGATATAAATAGCTTTTTGGTATTCCTGTTTCTCTGGATAATTCATCGTAACTAAAATCATTGAGCGCATAAAGATAAAACACTTCACGCTCAAAGAATGGAAGTCGGCTTATATAGATATCGAGTTGTTCATTGGTTAACCGATCCGCCATCCATACCGATTCGAGTTCTAAGTTAGCCAAATGTTCATCGGTGATGTCGGCGTAAAGTTCGGAGTGTTTGCGGTATAGGTTATGATACGATGAGCGATTGGAGTAATAAGCGATTCGAATGGCATGAGCAACATACGCTTCAATGTCTTTTACGTGTTCCAAATTGTTTTCAAGGATGCGCCCAATAGTATCATGCAAAAGATCATCCGCTTCAAACGAATTCGCAGTAAGTGATAACGCGATTTTGCGCCAATGGTTATATCTCTCCTTTGAAATAATCATTTATTACTTTAATCGTGGCATCGAACCCCTTACAATATGTAGCGTAATATCCCCTTTCGTTTAACAGCTTAATCCATTCCTTTTGCTCTTTGCTGACCACACCTTTGATATCTTTGATTTCTATCAATAACCCGTGATAATTACCTATTGGTTCGAATATCTGAAGGTCGGGAACTCCTTTAACGTAACCGGTGGCCTTCATTTTTATCGCCTGTTTCATGGAAGTTCGCACACCACCTGCGGATGCGCAGTATAATGTACCGGGATAAGTGTATTTTAAGTAATCAATAACCGCCTTTTGTACCCCTGCTTCACCGCTAAATGGTTTTTTATATGTTTTTTTGTAAGTTTTTTTAACATTGGAAATCAATGAGTTATTATCTAATAAAAATATTTTAACATTTTTCTTCATTTTTTTCTTGTTTTATCAAAAAAACTTTACATATATTTGCAAACAAATCAAAGATAAACAAAAAACAAAACAAAATGAAAGCAATCGCAAACACACAGATTTTAGACATAAGATTTAACACTACTTATGTAATTACTTCTGTAACTGACAAAAGAGTAAATTTAGATCAACCTGGATGCAAATACACAAGCTCAACAGGTAGAAGCTCATCTAAATTTTATGTTGGGCATAAAAGTTATGAAAATAACATTAATACAGGCGTTTGGCAAATAATAAAAAATTAAATAATTAAATGGGGGGTGCGCATCCACAACGCACAAAACACAACTAAAAAATAAAAACTATGTATCAAGTAATTTTAAAAAGTGGAATCCAAACAAATGTTTTAGATTACCCATCAAAATCAATGGCTAACAATTACGTTCTTGAAAAGGCATCCGAAATGGGATTGGATTATGGTTATGACATGGATGGGTTTGCTTTCGCACATAATGACGTGATTCGCCCATCTGAAGAAATCTACATTCTTGAAATCTCTGAAATATAAGATCATGGAAAAGTATTGGAACATCGAACTAACTTCGCACGAACTAACAATAATTCAAATGGCAGTTCAAAAGTATTGCGAACAATACAACGGAAGCGTATTTATTCAATCTGAATTATCCGCTGTTTTAAAAGCAGTTAATAACCCAATCCATCGAATGCTATGAAAGTCAATCTAACCTACCCTAAAAAGTTTATCTGCGTTCAATCGTCAAGTTATCCAACCGAGCAACTTGATTTTAACGAGATAGCGCAACACATCGCGCAGGGAACAAACCGAACCCCATTACAACGGATGGAGGAATTATTAACAGAAAAAACTTATCAAAAGTAATGCCGATAATTAAAGATGAAGATGGTGCGCCCATCTTTGTAAGTGAGGATTCGGAAGAATTCAAATTACATATGTTTCACGTAGAAAGAAATAATCAAATAGGAATAACCAACAAAAAAATAAAAGTTATGAAAACAAGCAAAGTAAAATCCGTTCAAGGCAACGGTGATTTTAAAGACATGAAAGTATTTGAAATCGTTTTTGAAAATGGCGATACTGGTAACAACTATGCAAAAGGTAATTGCCGTTTTGAAATTGGTAAAGAGTATCAATATGAAATTGGGGGCAATGGTAAAACTCCAACTATCAAATTTATTGGTGAAGCTGGCGCACCTGCCAAATCATTTGGTGGTGGTGGATCTTATCAAAAGTCACCACAAGACAAAGCTGAAATCGCTCGTGCGGTTGCTTTAAAAGCTGCGGTAGATGCTATTGGTACAGATTACGAGCCATCGAAATATATTAACTATGCCTTGTACTTTGAACATTATTTAACGACAGGACAACAGGCAAACCAAGACGCAGTTAATAACGCGTTAAACGATAAGAAATCAGACGCTAATAACGACCTTCCTTTTTGAATTCCTGACGAATGGATAACCACATTACAATTAAAGAAAGAATGAAAACAGATTTTCAACACTTAATTAAAACGAACTTCGGTAACACGCTCAAATTTGGGCGCGTTATCGGAGTAAGTTACCCCACCGCATGGCGATACGTTAACTATCCAGTCTATATGCGTTTAATGGACATTCAAAAGATATCCGACGAACTTAAGATTGATATTAAAATAATCGTGCAGATGGCAATAAATAGTAGTCAACTAACTATAAAACACGAAGGCGATGAATAAGAAAAAAACAGCAGTCGAATACTTAGCAGAGCAGCTAATACCAAATGCAATGAGAATGTATGATGCAAAAACGTGCAATGCAATTGAAAAAGCATTACAACTGGAACGTTCGCAGATTTACAACGCTTGGAATGATGGATGCTGTGAAGGAATAGAAGGTGGACAATCAACTAATTGTGAAGAATATTATGAAGAAAAATTTGGAGGTGGAAAATGAATAACGAATTGATTCAAATTTACAACCGCTTAAAAACTAATTTAATACAGTCACCAATCTCATTTGATTTATTACACGAATTAATCATGAACCCAAACGTATCAACCTTAAACGAGTTAATTAAATACGACAGCGAACTCGTATCCATCCCAGATGGCACGGAATTAACAACCGAAATTTTAAACGCAGTAAGTGAAATTTGTCATGTGAGCAGTACGGACATTTTCAGCAAATGCAGAAAAAGAGAGTTCAACGATGCTCGGATAATTTATTTAACTTTTGTGCGCAAAGGCACAACCTGGACACTCATGAAGATAGCGCGACATATTAGCCGCAATCATGCGACGATTATTCACGCAATGAAAACTTTTGAATCGCTAATTGCAACCGATCCCCGATTTAAAAAGAAAGTGAATCAAATTATTGAGTTGCTCAATAGTAAAAAAATTTATACATTTGACGACCTACTAACTACAAATAAATGGAAATATGAACGAAGTGGCGACAATCTTGAAAGAGGTGCGCGAATTGCGCGCTCTGCTCGAAGATTTAAAAAATCAACTAACAAAAGAAAATCGAATACAATTTCAGCCGCCATCAAATGAGGAAGTCGCTGAATACTTTCTTGAGCGAATGCCATCCGCAGATACCGAAGATGCCTTAAATTTCGCGGACATTTTCATTAGCCATTACACCAACACGAATTGGTATTATGGAAAAAAGAAGATGAAAGATTGGAAAGCAGCGATGCGATCAGCTTGGAAATTACACGAATTCATAACTAAAAAAATAAACAACAATGACAAACTTGGTAGAATACAAAGGTCTGAATTACAAGAGTGGATTGACTCCGAATGAACGCGCATATTTAGAAGCAAAGGAACAAGCGAGATTATGCGATATTACATTGGCAATCTTTAAAACTTTAATCGCTCGTACTATTGTGATTACAGGAATCAAACAATTACCATCGAGTGAAGAAACGCAAATGTTATTTACTAACGCGATACATTACCATCCCTACATGACAATAGGTGAATATGCATTAGCATTTGAAATGAACGCGAATGGAGTTGAATTTACGCGTGTTGAACACTTCGGTATGATAACTATTCAGTTCCAATCCGATGTCCTTAAAAACTATTGCAACGTTCGCAATCAATTAAACATTGCACTTGAAAAAAAGAAGACGAAGATGGAAACACCAATAGCTGAATATCATGAGCCAATCGATTGGAAGCAAATGTTTACCACAGATATTGAACGCTGGAAAAATAACCAACGCACAGCGGTAATGATTCTCGCGCCTAACTTCATTTCGAAATTTTATCAAATCGAAGCCATCAATGATGACTGTTGGACTGATGACCAATGGAAGCAAATGAAATTCGGAGCGCGTTACCAAGTCATCGAGGAAATGAATTTATCGAAAACAAAGATTCAACGGTTAACACCTGATCAAAAGAAGTCATTTAATCAATCAGTTCAGAAAGAATTGATGCGTAAGTTATATGCCGATATTATGGATAGCACGATTTTACAAAAACGAATAATGGATAAGTTATGAGTGAAGAAGAATTGTACTATGATGAAGATTTAAATGTTCAAAGGGATTTTGAATGGAATGAACACGGTGTATGTGTGAATGAAAAGTTATGTACTTTTAAATGCATTAAAAAATTTACTGCACAAATTAAATGGGCTAGGAATATAAATAACCGTTGGGTGTATGGATTAACTTTTTCCGGAATGAATCAAGGATGGAGTGAGCCAGTGTTGAATCATTCAAACGGATATGAGACAGAGGATGAAGCATATTTTGCAAGTGTGAATCGATTGGTTTATTTGATTGGTAATAACAATGATCACTGCAAATATGATGGCATTTTGCGGATGCTATGTGATGAATTGCCAAATGAACCAAGCCAACAACTAACTTTATTTTAAATGCAATACCACGCGAAACAAATTGAAGCACTCGAACAATTATCCATCGATAATGATTGTAGGCAGTTGTTGTACGGTGGAAGTGCTGGTAGTGGAAAATCATTTCTTGGTTGTGATTGGCAAATTAAACGGAGATTGAAATATCCCGGAACACGCGGTTTGATTGGTCGTTCTGAACTTAAAAAACTCCGCCTTTCAACAATGGCAACGTTCTTCGAATTATGTGCGATGTATGGGTTGAATCCTGATAAGCATTGGACATATAATGGGCAAGACCACGTTGTTAAATTCTACAATGGCAGCCAAATAATCTTAATGGATTTAGCGGATTTACCTTCCGATCCCGAGTTCCAAAGATTCGGTTCGATAGAATTAACAGATGCTTTTGTTGATGAAGCTGGAGAGGTATCTCAAAAATGTATCGACATCCTTTCCTCTCGATTGCGTTATAAATTAATCAATGATAAACCGAAGTTACTCATGACATGCAATCCGCATAAAGGATGGTTATACAATGAGTTCTTTGATGCGCAAAGGAATGGCACAATAAGAAAGGATAGGCGGTTTATACAAGCGTTACCAACGGATAACCCCCACGTTTCAGAGGTGTATTTAGAATCATTGCAAATGCTCCCAATCATTGACCGCAAACGATTGTTAGAAGGTGATTGGGATTACGATGAAACAAAGGATAGGTTATATGAATACGATGATTTACTTAGATGTTTTAGAAATCCATCTACAATAAGCCAAGATAAATTCATTACTGCCGACATTGCGCGAATGGGGGACGATAGAACGGTTATCGTGTTATGGAATGGACTACACGCTGAAAAATTCATCGCACTTAAACACAAGCCAATTAATGAAGTAGTGGACACCATACGCCAGTTAGCTGAATCCAATGGTGTACGGTTATCAAATGTGTTGGTTGATGAAGATGGTATTGGCGGTGGAGTGGTTGACTTCATGAAATGCAAAGGTTTCTTAAATGGATCAAAAGCGGTTCGCGATAATTACATGAATCTGAAATGTGATTGTTACTTTAAACTCGGTGAACT